TATTACTGCTGTTTTTGAAGATTCCATCTCGAAGATGAAAAACTATTCAATAACATATAAGCAGCAATATGAGCAGTTCAGGAACAGGTTCCTTGAACGGGCTGTATTGGTAGGACGGCACCCAATGGCTACTACTGGAGATTCAGTAAGCTCATCTTGTATGGGTTATGACCTGAATTTTTCAGTTACGGATCTAATGATAAAGGATCCGCTCGTCGGTCAGTCAGGAGAGGTATTTTTATTTAGTCAAGTTAAGGAAAATTCCAATATTTTAACATCTGATATTGTTAAATATTGTGAACAAAAAATAAAAAAAGAAAATAGTTTTATTAAAGATTATAGTGAATGGGTGGTTGATTTTACCGTCCGGCTCCTCGATGCATATTTGGCATTCCTGGAATTTCATGGCCTCATTAGTCAGAAGGTCGTGCAACACAGTGTTTTGTTCACAAGGAAAGAGTATTTTGAAACTCTAGACCTATGGACAAGACTGTGTTGGGATGGGAAATTGACTTCCTTCCTTAAGTACCACACCTGTAGCTTCTTAGCAGGTGTTCTCAAGAATGATCTACCGGAACATAAGAATTTTGGAATTGATCGAAAAAGGGGAGAAATCTTTGAAAATCGATCTTTAAACCGAAAATTAATGTTGCGTGCCTTTGTTAGGAAAACACGTCGGGTATCTGTCGAATTCTTTTTTGGGTTAAATGAGGTGAAGAAGGCCTCTTTGCCCATTCATAAGATTTGGATAGAAAAGGAGGTAATCGAAACGCAAGAATCATTATCTGCCGAACATACCATCGACTGTCATTTTCCTGATTTTGAGGAGAGAATGGAATGTAAACTTGTGGAAGTTACAAACCAACTCGTAGACAGTACTTTCGGAAGGAATGCTCTGACAGACGTAATTCCTCTTGAAGAGATTTTTAAAGTAACAGTGTTGCCCAAGAGGGCCTGTTATGAGGATTCTCGTAAAACAGGAGGTTGTTTTAGGAAGCAGTTTGAGTTCGTGGGTGGGGAGAGATCCACCACAAACTACCTTTCCTCAGTCTTTGTAGGTTATCTTAGTTATAGAGAAAGAATTCGAGAGGTCCGGGTCCATATGGATCCAGAAGATTGGGAGGAATGGAAAAAGCATCTGTTCCGACTGACTTCAAACCCTCGGATTCGTTGTGGGTTGATAGGGCTACCTGAGCCCTTTAAAGTCAGGGTGATCTCTAAGGGTGAAACAGAGCCCTATGCAGTTGTCCGAGGTTATCAGAATTTAATGTGGAAACTATTAAAGTGTAGTCCTGCATTTTCTCTGGTCTTTGGCCCTTTACATGAATACCACGTAAATTGGATTATGCGTGGAAATCCTGTTCGGGGCAGTGGTTGTTTGATGAATTCTGCGGATTATAGTGCAGCTACAAACAATCTAAGACCAGACTTTACTGAAACCATTTTGGAGACCATCCTTAATCGTTTCCCCTGTATTCCATGGAATCATCGACAGACCCTTATGAGGAGTCTTACCGGTCATACCATTGTTTACAATAAGGAGACAAACCAAGAATGGGGACAACTGATGGGAGGTCCGATTAGTTTTGCTTTTCTTTGTATAGTGAATTATTGTTTGAATACAACATTCCTAGAGAAGAAAATATCAAAAAGAATCGAACTCCCAAAATTCTGTCAAGAAGGAGAAGAGAGTACTCACCTATTAGTCAATGGTGATGATCTAATGGTCCCAACCAAGAAGGAGTGGTATCCTGATTGGGAGAAATGGGTCACGATGGGGGGTCTTGTCCCTAGTCCCGGTAAGAACTATATCCATAATAGATATTGTACTGTTAATTCCACGTTGGTGGAATTACCGCTGGGATGGGAACAAGTTTGGTTCTCGCGAACGAGGTTTTTTGAGGGGAGTTTTGTCGGTACTAAGTACCCGAAGATCATGCCGACCTTAAAAATCCACTTAGCGTATCCATCCTGTCGTGATTCCGGTTTATTAGATGGGGAAGAAGATGATCACTTCTCCAAGGCAAATATGCCTGACCGGTTCACCCGTCTCCTGTTTGGTTTTCCCAGTGATGAGCTGTTAACTTTTGCTCTAGGGAACCATAGGGAACTATTAGATAGATTGCCAGGTAACATTTCCTGGTTTCTCGGTAGAGCATTCGGGGGATGGGGACTTCCTCATATTCGGGAACCAAATATATCCAATCGGCATCTTAAAGCCGCTGGGCATATTTTGACTTCGGATTATGAGTTTGCCCCTACCTGTGTCAATAGTCTGTCAAAGGACGAAGTTGACTTGTTCTATCGGGATTATCTTGATCTTCTCCGATCTGATCTCAAAGTCCCGAAGATTCCAACCATATACGGTCCTCATTTGTCGAATTCCGAGTTCAGTCCAGTTCCAAAAAGTCTGTTCTGTAATCTTGGTATGACACCATTTGATGGAAAAGGTGTTGCAGAAACGCTAAAACATCTTTCACGTAAGGTTGATGATCTCCTTACTAAATCTTCGGGCTATCAACTCACCCTACCTAAAATAAGTAGGATAACTAATGTCAACTTCCCAATAAGGGAATTTGACCCAACTTTTCGCCCTCTCCTGCTCCCGATGTGAGCCCTTTTTCTTTTCTGCATGCCTACAACCTCTTTCGAGAGCCTTTGTCGGATCTCTAGTCAAAATTGTGCAGAACCACCTTTTGGTCTATGAAAGTCAGTCGTC